ACTTCATCTATATAACCATCTATAGGTGTAAATTGAGGAGTACCACCACCTACTCCTGTTGCACCTACTCTATATTGATCAAGGCTTATACCAGGTACAAATAAAAGTCTTTGAGTTGATGTTAAAGGTTTAAATGCTGTTCCAGATTTTCCTATCCAAAATTCATATTTACTGGCAGGATTACTTCCTATTATATCAGGAGTTTTTTGAAAAGCTACCCAAATCCATTGATCTAAAAAATCTGTTTCTCCGAGAAGTGATGCATTTATAGAACCCGATATATCAGTTTGTGAAAAACCTTCACATAATTGAATTTTTAATTCAGAATCTGAAATAACCCTTAATTCATAAGATCGGTTAGATCCGCTACTCGATCTAGGTCCATCCCATGAAAAAATAGATGGAGTCCTACCATTACCAGTACCTGAACTAGATGAATTTAAATAAAACCAACAGTCCCATGCATACGAATTATCTTGTTCTGAAGTTTCTGTGACATCAAAAAATCCTGTTTGTCTATATTGTCTAGTAAAATCTTTGGATGACTGATTAAAGTTATAAGCTTGTCGATGAAGCCCACCTCCACTTGTGGTAATTCCATTTCCTGCAGGTTTAAAAGATGCAGTACCAAATTTTTTAATAGTGGTTTCTCTATAATCTGATTCAAAACCAGAAGTTGCTGTTTTAGGTGATAACTTAATAGAGTCAACACCGGCATAGACTTTAACCATTTAAAAACTCCTTTGAAAGTTAATATTAGGCGATTCTAATAATAGCTGATGCAGTTGTAAAAGCAGGAAACTGAATTGTAAATGTACCAGCTGTCACTGATTTATCAGAACCAAAATCTAAAACTGCAACTGCAGCGTTTGATGTAACTGCTGAAGATGAATTATAAATTAATGCACCTCTTGATGAAATAGTTACTCCGGTAAATGATATATCTTGAAAATCTACAATCGCAGTGTTTGTAGCAACAGATGTTCCACCATTAATTAAAGTCCCTCCACCTGCAGAGTATTGTCCACTAGCTGGAATTTCTTCAGTTGTTGTATAAGCAGTAGTTGTTCCATTTAAAGTTGCATCAGATGTGTATAAAGCTAATTTAAAAGTATCTCCACCTGCTGATCTAAAATCCATATCTCCATCAAGAAGACTTTTTTTAAAAGAATCTGCTAAAGACTGTGTTATTGCCATAATTTTTCTCCTATTGTTTACTTAATCTTGGAACTCCATCTTGATACTCGTCTCTTCTTCTTCTACCCACTTGCTCAGCTAAGAAACCTTGAACTGATTGTGTGTATTTTTGTTCATAAAATTGAAGCATATCTGCAGGACCTTTTAAAAATCCATACGCTTCAACAAGACAAGCATACAAAAGACCGTTTGGAAATTCGTCACTTAAGTATGTATTTGTATTAGTACTCGATAAACCTTCTGGTTTCAAGATGTAATTTACTTGAATTGCATAAGTATTGTCAGGGATAGGGGCTAAAGCAATTGTATTTTCATCCCAATTTGCGTAGTATTTAGGTTGTCCTCCTTCTCCTGTAGAATTAAATTCTGAAATAAAACTAGTATCTCTTTTTTCTAAAAAAGTTCTTGTTGTCCCTGCGTTGAAAGTTGTACCATCCGAAACTTGAGCAGATCTAATAACTAAAGTATTTAGGGGTATATCTATAAATCTTTGTCCATTTACTAAATTAGAGGTATCGTAACGTCTATTATTATCTGAATCTACATCTCTTAATAATCTAAATTCAGCGTCTTGAATAAAACCATTAACAATAGTAGGTGTTAAAACATTTGCGTCTACTTCTGTGTAATCTCTAATTTTTGTTACTAATTCGTCATATGTCATGGTGTTAATGTAACTGGACCTATTGATGCAATAGCTCCACCTCCTCTTGTTGTTTGTGTTGCAGCAGAACTTAAATTAACTGTTAAATTAGTAGTTGTAGCTGAAGTTACTACAAAAGACAAATTATTAAAATTAGGGGCTCCTGAAATCGAAGAAACATTTCTAAAAACAACTACATCATTTACAGTTCTCGGACTGTTGATGACCATAGACACTGTCATAGTAGTAGAACCGTTTTCAAAAGAGAAAGGATTACTAGTCAATAAAGCAGCTACTTTAGGTTCTGTTCTTGCAGGTCTTGCATTTCTTAATCCTTGTGGATCAGCTACTATAGGTCTTGGTTCTAACTGTGGATGTTTCTTTTCATATTCTGAAAAATGAACTCTTGCACCATTCCATTCTATCATCATTTCAGAGTATGGAAATTCTAACCCTGAACGATCAGAAATAAATTTTGCATATTTTCCTGAAGATAAATTAGACACTTGGATTATACGTTCTCGGACTTATAAACGAGCTGCTAGAAGAGCCGTCTTCTCTTAGCGCTCTTTGAAGTTCATCTTCATAAAGAAGTTTTAGTTCTTGAATTCTTGCAGGTGCTTTTTTAATTGCAAGATAATAAGCTAAACCTGCGGTCATACAAGGAACAAAACGATAAGGTACATCTGCTACATTTGTATAATCACCAGCGTCTTTAATTCTTTTAACATAAAAATAGTTAATAGTATTTCCTGCTTCATTTAAACCAGGAGCTAGATACAAAGTAATTGTAACTCTATCTATAAATCTTTGAACCCAATATTGAGTAGGTAAACCTGTTTCAGTTTTATTAGATAAAGCTTGATATGCAGATCTGTTTATTTTTGTAAGTGGAAAGTCAACATTTTGTGAGTTTCTATAAACAGCTTCTAAAATGTCATCTACTCCATAAACAGCTGTAGCATCAGATATTCCATCTGAAGGATCTCTAAACATTGTATATTCAGATTGACCATCAACTAATGTTAAAGAATTATTTGCAACTTCCCAATAATGAAGACCACGATTAGCCCATTCTTGAAACATTATGTTTAAAGAACGTCTAGCTGTTTTTAAATCATATCCAGAATTAACTTGTAAGCCAAGTCTTTCGTATGATTCTTCTATAACTTCATCAATAGAAAAAGTCGATTCAAATTTACTAGTTGTGGCTATTGCCATTTAATACTCCTAGTCGTATTGTTTTAGCCACGTACATACAACAGTAGCACTATCTCCTGATGTGTGAGCAGGCATTATTAAATTAACGTCTCCTGTAACTCCAGCCGCGTTGGTATTTTGTAACCCACCAAAAGCTGAATAGTCATAAGACATTTCTCCATTTAATGTTTGAAATACAACATCAGTTGTAGCGTCCCATGCTAATCTAATAGCATGTGTGTTATTTGCTGAAACGTGAAAATCTACTTTAATTAATTTAACTCTTGTACAAGGTCTTCCATTTGCAGTAGTGGATGCACTTTTTGTTAATTCAGAAACATCAACTATTTTTGTTGTATTACCTGTACCATCACCTACTACATTGTAGTGAGTTATTAATCTTTTTGCACCATCAAATACGGTTGTGTTTAAAACTGTGTCTGCCATTTTTTTCTCCTTTTAAAGGACGCCTGCATTACCAGGCGCCCCGAGTTAATTATTTATTATTAAGTTGGAGTAATAGGGGTTGGTTTCTCGTATTGTTCTCCACCCGTCTTACTTATACTTTGATACTGTATCGCTAAACTTGTGTTTACGTTTTGTTCAGTTTCGCATCCAATATAAGGAATAAGATTTACATTATCAGCTAATGCAAGACTTTTTCCAGTGCCTGCAGTAACTGGAGTTCCTGTAGGAGCATTTACTGCTGTAGTAGTTACATTGTACTGAATACCATTTACAAAAATAGATATTTTTCTTTCAGCATCTATTTTAATTCTTAAATGATAAGGTCCATTTGGTTCTGAAGCAGAGCCATTTTCACTTAAATCAATCGGTAATTGACTAATATAATCAGTGCCACTAACACTATAAACAAAATGTAATTTAGTAAAATCACTAAATGTTTCTCCATTAATTGCACTTTTTTGATATTTAAAAAAAGCTTGAGTAGAATCAGTTGAAATCGTTGAAACATTAGTTAATTTTAAACCTGCCCAATGTTTTGCACTATTATTTGAGCCAACAGGTAAAGATATAGAACATTCCCATTCAACTTCGTTGTCTGTTCCAAATTCGATACCTGACCATTGTGATTGTTCTTCTCCATCACCAAGAGTATCTAAATGTGGAGCAATTACAACATTATCTCCTGCAGAATCAAACGACTGAATTACGATACCTGTACCGACACCATTTTTTGGAAATTTACAACTAATATTAGTCATAGGATCAGTTC